CCTTCTCGACGACATATTCGGCACGGCCGAGGTTGAACATGATGACGCGAATCTCCCCGCGATAGCCGGGATCGATGGTGCCGAAGTTTACCGTGATGAAATGCTTGAGGGCGAGTCCGCTGCGCGGGCGAACTTGCGCCTCGTGACCGGGCGGGAGTTCGATGGCGATGCCCGTGGGAACCGCTTGGGCGAGGCCAGGAGAGAGTACGGCGCGTTCGAGCGCGCACAGATCCATTGCTGCGTCTTCATTAGGGCCGTGCGCGTAGGCCGGCAAAATCGCGTCGGCATGGAGCTTTTTGATTCGGACTTTCATGTGTCATGTCTATGGTGGCACGAGTGGATGCAGGTGCGAGAATGCTAAACTAGTCGAGAGCCATCCCTCCCGATCCCCGGTCGTCTAATGGTAGGACAGCGGCCTTTGGAGCCGTGAATCGTGGTTCGAATCCATGCCGGGGAGCCACTACTTTAACTTCGAACTAGCGCCCATGTTTAGTTGACAGCATCGAGTTTGTCGAGAATCGCAACCTTATCCGAAACATTTCGCATGAGTTGCGGTTTTTACGTTCTCCAGGAAACGGCGAATTATCATCTGCTGGCGCCTTGATCTGGCGTGAAACGCGCGTTCGAACGCCACAAATTCTCCGTTCTCTCTTGTTGACAGTCCGCGTTTGTTGACGCTAAGGTTCAGGCCGGGACCCCGATTAGATATACAACTCGGCCGATCGCACGTTGCTGCGATAATAACGCCAGCGGAGAGACAAGTCTGATTTCACAGCTTCACGAACCTAAGAGTCTTTAGAAATGGCAGCGGCTGAGAATGATCTATTGAAATTGCCGGCCGGCTTCGACTCCCCCGATCCTATTGATGGCAACCCATTTCCTGTTGGGGATATACGCCATAAGTTCTGGAAGCGGGCGACCGAGGAGGCCGAAATGGAAACGGCTCAGCTGCGCGCGCGGTTTTTGCGTTCGCGGCCTAAGCGCCCCCTGCGAGCAACGCTCGATGCTGATGTGGCTTACTTCACCACGCTTTATGACATCTGGTGCAAGCGGGGCGGGAGAGTCATCTTAACCGACGTTATGCTCTCAGACTGGGATCAATGGCTTGCGAACTATGCGAATGCCGTACTGAATACTTTCAATTCATTCTATCCTCCCGCATCGGGCATCAATAATCTTCGCGACAAACTCCTCGAACGGAGAGAGCACTGGAAGGCAGAGGGAAGACGATGCGTCGCTTTCCAGCGGGAGCACCAATCCCGGATCTCGAAATCGGGGTCTCCACCCGCCGAAAAATCTCCGGCGGTGGTGTCCAAACCGACAGTAGCTCCCCAGACAGCATTTTGTGATGAAGCCGATATTGAACCGGTAAGCTCGGGCCCGGCAACCGAGCGGCGGCGGGACATCGATCGGTTCATTAAGGAGGTCAATCGCTTCATTGCAGAGCGGGAGGAGGCTGGTACAGAGGCGGGGCAGGAGGCTCGGAAAATCAACCGTACCGATATTTGGACCGTGGCTGGCTACACGAACGCGACGGAATTTGAGAGATTTCAACGCGCTGATCCTCGGTCAGGGCGCCGGTCGATCCAAAAATTCAAACGCACATTGAGTATGAGCCCGGAAAAGTTCCTCGAGGCGCGCAAAAATCAACAAAAAAAGTAGTTTTCCCGCATTCCCGTATTGATTCCCGTATTACGGGAGGGGTCATTCTTAGGCTGCGGTGAGCAAAAAGGCCACCGAAAGAGAACTGAATGACCACTCTGAAGCAGGCTCTTGATGATTGCGGTGGGAGTGTCGAACTCCTGAACGAATACCAAGCGGCTCGACTCCTTGGGTTAAGCGTCCAAACGCTTAGACGAAGGCGTCTGCGCCGTCACCCCCCGGTTTGGGTAAAGCTCGGTTCGAGGGTCTTGTACCGAAAACAAGACCTTGAACGGTTTGTGGCGGCGAACCTGGTTAGGCTTGATGGTGAAAGCTCCGGAGGGCGAGAATGACCCCGGGGACCTATCAGCCCTTCGAGGGACAACCCAAACAGGGCAGCCAGTTCGATGGTCTCCCGCAGACAATGTTAGCCGCCGCTCTGCGCTATGCCAAGCGGGGCTTCCCCGTGTTCCCGGTCCACAATGTTCGCAACGGCGTCTGTTCCTGTGGAAAAAAATCCTGCGAACACCCAGGCAACCACCCAAGGACTAAGCACGGGTTTAAGGACGCGACCGTCGATAGCGAGCGGATCGCGCAATGGTGGACCATGTGGCAGGACGCCAACATCGGAATACCGACCGGTCCAGCGTCTGGACTTCTGTTCTTGGATATCGATCCCAGGAATAAGGGAGATGAATCCTGGGAGTCCCTAGTTGCCAAGCACGGTCAGCCGCCGGACACCGCTGAACAAGTGACCGGGGGCGGGGGCCGCCACATCGCGTTTCGTGATCCCGGTGTTCCAGTGCCCAAAGAGCTCGCGCCCGGCATCGATATCAAGTCCACCGGCGGCTACATCGTCGTCGCACCGTCGATTCACGCCACCGGCCGTCGCTACGAATGGGACGGTATACAAGGCGCGAAAGCACTCCTCGATCCTGCTCCTGTTCCCACCTGGCTCCTTGAGTGTTTCGCGGCACGCTTACGGAGGAAAACGAAGGCCGCGAACGGAGACTCTGAGAAGTTCCATGCTGGAGAGCGGAACAATGGGTTGACGGCTCTCGTGGGCAAAATGCGGCATGCCGGTATGCAGCAGCAGTCGATCGAAGAAGCTCTGCTAAAAGAAAACCGCATACGCTGTAAGCCCCCTCTCGACGATGCGGAAGTTCGTCGAATTGCCGAAAGCGTTGCACGTTATGAACCTGCTCAACGGGTCTGGCACGTTACCGGCACCGAAAACTGGTCCGAGCCGGTCCCGTTCGGGAATGCCGCTCCTGATGAGATCCCTACCGGCTGTCTTCCGGGCTGGCTTGGGGAAATGGCCCAGGCAACCGCAGACAGCACTGAGACTCCATTCGACTTGGCGGCGCTGCTCTCGCTCTCGGTTGCATCCGCATGTATTGCAGGAAAAACTGTTGTCTCGCCAGAGCAAGGCTACGTAGAGCCATCGAACGTCTTCGTATGCCCGGCAATGGAATCTGGCAATCGCAAAACCGCGGTATTCACCAAGCTGCTGGCGCCTTTCGGGGAATGGGAACGTGACCAAATCGCGGAGATCGAACCGGAGCGGCAACGTCTTGCCAGCGAACGAAAGACTCAGGAGGCGCGAATCGACCGACTCCGCAAGAAAGCCGCCTCAGTTGAGGACTCCGCGCATCTAGTTCGCGAGATCCAGCAGCTTGAAGCTACCCTTCCCGTAGTTCCACCGATGCCTCGTTTATATGTGGACGATTGCACACCTGAGAAGCTCGCCGCCGTGATGTCGGAGCAAGGCGGGCGCATCGCGGTTTTCTCTGACGAAGGTGGCGTGTTCGAGTTACTTGCGGGACGCTACTCGAAGGGCGTGCCCAATATAGATCTCTGGTTGAAAGGACATTCTGGTTCTCCCGTCCGCGTAGATCGCGCCGATGCCCGCCGCTCTCCGATACTGCTCGATCAGCCTCATCTGACCGTGGGAATCAGTCCCCAACCTGATGTCATTGAGAGCCTGCGGGACAAACCGGGATTTCGAGGTCGAGGCCTGCTTGCGCGTTTTCTCTATGGTTTGCCGAAGAGTCGGCTCGGTTATCGAACGCTGGAGCCACGGCCTGTGCCGGGCGACGTTGAGCACCGTTACCGCACGGGCGTACACCGGCTGCTCGACTATTCACCAAAGGATGTAATCCACCTGCGGTTGACGACTGAAGCGTACTCGGAGTGGAAAGACTTTCAACGCGCAGTCGAGTTGCAGTTCCGCGATGGCGGCGAGTTGCAGTGGCTAAAGGATTGGGGCAGCAAATTACCAGGCGCAGCCCTACGAATTGCGGGTGTCTTCCAAGTGGTAGAACACATTGGTCGCAGTTCGATTGAGATCGAGATCCAGAAATCGACGATTGTCGCCGCGGTGGAATTCGCAACAGCCCTGATCTCGCATGCGCAGGCCGTATTTGCACTGATGGAGCGCGACATCAGTATCGAACACGCGGTCAAGCTGGTCGCGTGGATCGTTAAGCATGCACAGCCATCGTTCACGGTCCGCGATTGTTTTCGAGCCCATCAGGCGCGATTCAAAAGAGTCGATGCCCTATTTCCGGTGCTGGTCCTTTTGGAACAGCACGGATACATTCGACGGGCAGCTCAAGACTCTTCGGGGGGCAGACGGCCAAGTGATGTTTGCGAAGTGAACCCGGTTCTCCTCGTGGGGATATGAGCTGGCGTGAAAAATTGCGGTACGGGCGTTCGTGGAGTGGTGACAGAAGTGACAGAAGTCCTGCTAGATCGACTTTTGTCACTTCTGTCACTACTCCCGTAGATCCTTTATTAGTAGCGTGCAATTCCTTTGAGCTGACCACCGAGCCGGTGGAGGAGATTATGCCGATCCCCGCCACTAGGGTCGTCGTTCCAGGCGAAGCCCCGACTTCTTCGGAAGCGCTCTGCGAGATAGGTGGTCTTCTGGCGAGCGCGTATCAGCGGCTAAGCGCGATCCGGCGCGTAGGCAGCGATTCGGGCGAACGAGAGCTTGCAATTTCCGACGGTCAGAGCGTTCATGGTGTCGTCGAATGAACGGGAAATTCCAGCTCGTCAGCAAGATGTGGGAGTCGGTGGACCTGAATCGACTCGCGCGGATGAAACCCGACGAACTGCATCGGCTGCATCGAGCGTTGTTCGGCTGCGATCTCCCATTCGGTAACGTGGATCAGGCCCGGCGTAAAATCGCCTGGCGGATTCAGGCCGACCGCGAAGGAGCTCTGCCGGAATCCGCACGTCAACATGCGCTGGCTATTGCGCGGCAAGCAAGCTTCCGGCTTCGTGCTCGAGTTGGATCCCGCCCCCACGCGCCCGCAAACGCCACGGTGAGTCAGATCATTTCGGACCATGATCCGCGCGTGCCGATGCCGGGCAGCGTGATCGTAAAGGAATACCGTGGCCGAACTCTCGAGGTTTACGTGCTCAACTCCGGCTTCGAATACAACGGCCGCCGCTTCACTTCGCTCAGCGCGATCGCCAAGGAGATCACGGGGACCAAATGGAACGGGGTGCTGTTTTTTGGTCTGGCGAAAGGGGAATCGCATGGCCGCTAAGGCCCAGTCCCGGCCGGTCCCCGTTGCCGTTCGTTGCGCGATTTACACGCGCAAGTCGACTGATGAAGGGCTCGATCAGGCGTTTAACACCCTCGATGCACAGCGCGAGTCAGGGGAACACTTCGTCACCAGCCGGATCCTTGAAGGCTGGACCGCGCTGCCTAAGCGGTATGACGATGGCGGCTATACAGGCGCGAACATGGATCGCCCTGCCTTGAAAGATCTGTTCGCGGATATCGAAGCGGGCCAAGTAAATTGCGTAGTGGTCTACAAATATGACCGCTTGTCGCGTTCGATGGCCGACTTCATGAAGATTCTGGAGAAGCTAGAACAGCATCAAGTGGCGTTTGTTTCGGTGACCGAGCCTTTCGACACTAGAACGCCGCAAGGCAGGTTTGTGGTCAACATGCTGCTGTCTTTCGCTGAACTCGAGAGGGCGACGACGGCCGAGCGCACGCGCGACAAGATGCGAGCTGCCCGGCGCAAGGGAAAGTTCATCGGTGGGAATCTGGTCTTGGGCTACGATGCCGCGCCCAAAGGCGGAGCGCTGGTCGTGAATATAGGGGAGGCGGAAAGGGTCCGAGACATCTTCCGGCTGTATCTTGATCTGGGCTCGCTGCTCCCGGTCGTGGAGGAGCTGGAGCGGAGCGGGTGGACTATGAAGCGCTGGACCACACGCGAAGGGCGGTTGCATGGAGGCGCGACGTTCACAAAGACTACGCTCTACAACCTGCTGACGAACGTGACTTACACGGGCCGAGTGAAATTCGAGGGCAAAATTCTAAAAGGCGAGCAGGAACCCATCGTCGACGACGCAACGTTCAATCGCGTTCAGGAGCAATTGAATCACAACGGCCGCGGAGGGAAACGCCGGCGAAACAAGCACAGTGGGCTGCTGAGCGGTCTGCTCCGTTGCGGCTCCTGCGGCGCTGGCATGACGCATACCTACGTGAGAAAGAAGAAAGTTCTATACCGCTATTATGTGTGCAACACCGCCCATCAGCGTGGCTATCACTCGTGCGAAACGAAATCGGTGCCGGCTCCGCTCATTGAACGCGCCGTCATCGATAAGATTCGCGGTTTTGCGCAGAATCCGGCGATGTTCTGCGAGGTGCTGCGCCGGGTTGAGGATCATCGCCGCGAATCTGGCGGCCCAGCTTTGACCGATCCCGCCGAATTGCAAGATGCACTCCAGAAGTTTGGGCCTCTCTGGGAGCAGCTCGCCACCGTCGAGCAGGAAAGGTTCATTCGCTTCCTGATTCGCGAAGTCCGATATAACAGGCGCACCGAACTTGTCACTGTCGGCTTCCAAAGCGAGAGCGTCAAACGATTCTGTGAGGGGAGCACCGAATGAGCGAGAGCGTGTCGCTCGAAGTGCAGTTCCCGCTCCGCCGCCCGCTCGCGGTCGAGGGGGCGGAGCCGCGCCCGTCTCGTGGCCAGTTCCCGCAAGTGACTCGTATTCTCGCGTTGGCAATTCATTTTGACGACATGATTCTCCGAGGCGAGGCTCGGGATTATGCCGACATCGGACGGCTCTCGTGCCTTTGCCGCGAGCGCGTGAGCCAGGTAATGCGATTGCTTTACCTGGCACCGGACATTCAGATGGAGTTGTTGTACCTGCCACCGATCTCGCACAGCCGCTATCCGATCAGCGAGACCGCCGTTCGGAAAATCGCCAATCTCTTGTCCTGGTGCGAGCAGAGACGGGAGTGGGCACGGTTGAAGCAGAATGCACCGCGAGGATGACACCGCCTTAGCAAGCTTGAGTAATCCTGAGCTATCTAATTGAAAGGCAATGATTTAGTTCTAGACGCAACATCGCGTCTCGGTTAGATTGGTTTATGAGAGAAATGGGTCTGAAGGCTGAAATTAGAATCGAGTTCCGACTCGTCGCTAAGCTGATTCCTTACGAGCGGAACTCGCGGACTCACAGCAAACAGCAGGTTCATCAAATCGCCGCGTCGATCCAAGAGTTCGGCTGGACCAACCCGATCCTAGTCGACAGCGAGGATGGAATCATCGCGGGCCACGCGCGCTTACTCGCCGCGCAGCAGCTCGGCATGACCGAAGTCCCGGTGATTGTGCTCGGGCACCTGACTCAGGCACAGCGAAAAGCGCTCGTTCTCGCGGACAATAAGCTCGCGCTTAATGCGGGGTGGGACGAGGAATTGTTGCGGATCGAACTCGAAGATTTGCAATCCCTCGAGTTCGATCTGGAACTGACCGGCTTCGCTCCAATCGAGATCGACGAGCTTCTGCGTGATCAGCCGATTGAAGAAAAGGCGGACCTGGCACCCCCGCTTCCGGCGGTTGCGACCACGCGCCTCGGCGATCTGTGGCTCCTCGGGAAACACCGCGCTCTATGCGGAGACGCGACCAGCCTCGAGGCTGTTGCTCGCTTGTTGGACGGCTGCAAACCTCTGCTAATGGCGACCGACCCGCCCTACGGGATCGAACTCGACAACGAGTGGCGAGATCGCGCGGGAATCAACGCGCACGTACCGGCCCAGGTCAGCCATATGAAGCGCCGAATCGAGGGGCACACCCAAACCACTATCTCCGGCGACACGGTTGCTGACTGGTCACATGCCTTCGAACTCGTTTCGTCATTGCAGGTCGCTTATGTTTGGCATGCATCCCGTTTCACCTCCGAAGTTCTCCGTGGACTCCTGCGGATCGGCTTCGTTCATCACCAGCAAATCATTTGGCGCAAATCACAAGCCGCATTGACCCGGACCCACTATTGGTTTAACCATGAGCCAGCGTGGTACATGCGAAAAAAGAACGCTCCCTGGTTCGGCAAGCCTGGAGAGAACACAACAGTGTGGGATGCCGCCAGCCCGAAGATGATTATGGGTGGCTCCGATGAAGCGAAGTTCGATCATCCGACGCAGAAACTGATCGAGTTGATGCGCCGGCCGATTCTGAATCATCTCCGGCGCGGAGAGATCGTTTACGACCCTTTCCTTGGCTCTGGGACCACACTTGCTGCGGCGGAATTGACTCAGCGCATCTGTCTTGGCTTAGAACTTGATCCCAAATATGTCGACGTAATCATCGAGCGCTGGCAGCAACTGAGCGGCGAAGAGGCGAAGCTCGAGGGTGATGGCCGAACTTTTGCCGAGATCAAGGTTGAGAGAAAGGCCGCCGAATGAATCGATCGCTGCCATCGGGAGATCACGGCCATCGAGCTGCAACTGCTCACCGGCCATCCCGACATGCTGGGGTTATGCCTGGCCCTATCGGACTCTTCGGCCGAGCTTCGCTTGATCCAAGACGAACAAAGCCGCTGGGCCGAAACCCAGCGGCGCGAAGTGAAGCTGATTGCGAAGAGTCAGGCTCTGATCGAATAGCTGCGCTCGCCGTCCTCACCCTTTATAGAGACTACGGCCAAGCCCATCTTCTTGCCGACGGTCCCGGAGAGGAAGCCGCGAATGGAATGCGGCTGCCAGCCCGTCGCTTCCATCAGTTCCTTGGCAGTGGCGCCGCCGGGTCGCTTCAGCAGGTCGAGGTTGATTGCAGTCTTGCTATTTTTTCGCGCCCGCTTGGCAGGCTTGTCGCACTTGGCATTTTTCGTGGCTTTGGGCGCTTTCTTGGCAGCGCTGGCCTTCTTCCCCGACTTCGGCTTCTTCGGCGCCACCTGGGCCGAATGTGCGCCAGCGGTGGCCTTTTTCTTGCCCTTCGTCTGCTCGGTTTCGGCAGCCTGGGCCATTTCAACTGCTTCAGTATTCGCGATCATCGTGGTTTCTCCTTGCGGTTCTTCCGCGATGACATCCATCCCTCTGCTCCGCTCAAAATGCAAGCTAATTCTGCTTTTCGGTGACGCGAAATGCCGACGAACGACAAATCTGTTGTGATGGGCGGGAAACGGTCCGGCTCTGGCCGCAAGCCAGTGAAGATCGATTTGGACGAACTCGAAAAACTCTGCGCCCTGCAGTGCACCGATCAGGAACTGGCGTGCTTCTTTGGAGTGGACGTGCGAACTATTGAGCGTCGCAAGAAGAAGCCGGCGTTTGCCGCCGCAATCGAGCGTGGCCGCGCCAAGGGAAAGCTGTCCGTTCGCCGGATGCTGTTTAACCTGGCGAGCACGAAGGGCAATGTCGCCGCTGCGATCTTCCTGGCCAAGAATCTTCTTGGTTACAAGGATTACTTCTCGAATGAGCACAGTGGACCGGATGGCGGAGCGATTCCACTAAACGTGATTGAAATGCTCCAACACCGGCGAAACCGTCTAGCTGCGGACCGAAAACAGAGTGCTTCTGATGTAACCGGATCCAAGTCTCCGACCGAGGCTAGACAGTGCGCAGACGAATAACACCAGCGGCGGGAGCAGACGTCGAACTGGCGCGGATTATCGGCGATACCTACGATGATCCTCTCGCCTTCGTTCAGATCGCTTACTCCTGGGATGAGCCCGGTGAACTGGCTGGATTCTCGGGCCCAGACCGCTGGCAGCGTGAGTTTCTCGAAGACTTGGGACGGGAAGTTCGCACGAGACGCTTTGACGGAGTCCATGCTGTCGCTCCGATCCGCATGGCCACGGCGAGCGGGCACGGAATTGGGAAATCGACGCTGGTCGCATGGATTGTGAACTGGATCATGAGCACGCGCCCGCACTGCCAGGGAACGGTGACCGCGAACACCTACGCACAGCTTGAAACGAAAACCTGGGCGGCGATTCAGAAGTGGGGGCGTCTGTCCATAACTAGCCCGTGGTTTGTCATAACGGGCACGCGCATGTATCACCG